TGTTATTGGGCTTGGCATTGTTACCATTGTTGTTTGGTTTGGTGTTAGGCTTTCGCTTGTTTTCCGCTAATTGCTTAGCGTTACGTCTAGCTTGTAAAGCATTCTTAGCCCTGTTGAGACTTTTGTTATACTCCGCGTTTGGAATGAACTTCATAGTCTTAGTACCGGGTACGGTAGTGGAGTACCCACCAAACATACCCTTCTTATCAGTCGCATCGAGCTTGTACACTTCAAGGTCCTTGTTTCGCTTACTCTTGAGAGCGTTGAGAGATACATTTACAAACGATTTACCATTAGCGAATGCCTTCACGTAATTGGTAGATACAGCCGCATTTACCGAAAGCTTCTTAAGAGCATCTAAATCAGCCTTCTTGGCCACCTTTTCCGTAATTTGTTTTTCGATATTAGCCTTGGTAGAGTTATAGTTAGTCGGGTTTACGTAAGCTACGCGTCGTTTACCCATGAAAAGAGGCGAAAGCTGGTTACGAAGATTCCTGATGACCACATCCTTCTTGACCTTATTCGCGAGTGCATTTTTGTTAACATTTTCTACCGACTTGTTACCCTTAAACGCGGTAAGATAAACCTTATCTACGTTGGGTAGACTGAGTAGATTCTTCTCGATATTGGCTATACGCTTAGATTCTTCCTTTTTCTTCTTAAGCTCTTCTTGACGCCTGACCACTTCTTCGCGGGCAGCCTCGCGTTTAGCTTCAATCTCTTCCCGCTTTTTAGCCTTTTCCGCTTCCTTCCTATTTTCCTCGTTACGTCGAGCCTGGTTGTTAACAGCTGCATTTTCCTTATTGGGTTCTTCATTTATGGTGTTTAGTTTATTGTTATTCACCTTGTTGTTACCAACGCCGGTGTTGTTCTTATTGGGTTTGTTGTTATTGTTAGCGTTAGCATTGGTCATGATGGTGTTTCCGTTATTGTTTTTGTTGTTATTCACACCGGTGTTGTTCTTATTGGGTTTGTTGTTATTGTTAGCGTTAGCATTGGTCATGATGGTGTTTCCGTTATTGTTTTTGTTGTTATTCACACCGGTGTTTACCTTGTTGTTACCAACGCCAGTGTTGACCTTGTTATTCACCTTGTTGTTACCAACGCCAGTGTTGACCTTGTTAGGCTTGTTGTTCACGGTGTTGTTACCAACGCCAGTGTTGACCTTGTTAGGCTTGTTGTTCACGGTGTTGTTACCAACGCCAGTGTTGACCTTGTTAGGCTTGTTGTTCACGGTGTTGTTACCAACGCCGGTGTTCACCTTGTTAGGCTTGTTGTTCACCTTGTTGTTACCAACGCCGGTGTTCACCTTGTTAGGCTTGTTGTTCACCTTGTTCACCTTGTTGTTACCCACACCAGTGTTCACCTTGTTGGGTTTGTTGGGACCCATGGGAGCCACAGGTTCACCGAAACTAGCTGGTTTGGGAAGGGGTCCTTGTCCACTCGGGAAAGGAACGGTAGAACCTTCATTTTTGTAGTATCCGGTACCTTTATTACCAGTCTTAAACACGTACCCATTTCTCTTACCGTTAAATGTATTTGATTTCACGAAACTATTATTTTTATTTTTCGAACCACCGAATATTCCACCGAAAATAGACGATGGTTTATTGTTCGTTTTTCTATTGGTGAAATCGGGTCTGTTCATGGTAGCGAACAAACTCTTTTTGGGAAAAGATACCTCGGAACTCGAAACGTTATTATTGGTGTTGAGATTCCTTGGACTATCCCCGAACGCCGAATTATTGTTAAAATTCCTCTTACTCGAAACGTTGGCGTTACGGTTCCTCGGACTACCCCCGAACGCCGAATTATTGTTAAAATTCCTGTTCCTGTTCCCGTTTCCCGCGTTGCCGTTACTGTTACCAACGACAGAATTCACTGCTGTGGTATTGTTCAACCCGAGGTTGTTCACTGCTGTGGTATTGTTTAAACCAAGATTGTTCACTGCTGTGGTGTTGTTCACTGCTGTGTTAGTCTTGCTCACCATCACGCGCCTCTTAGAAATCTTAATAGGTTCATGTACGTTCATGTACCTCAGACGTTTACCGATGGAATCAAAAATTTGATTCTTGGTCATCTGATCAGTCTGCTTTAATCCAACCTTGCGCGCAATTTTCTTAAGGTCGGTACGTTTCGAAGCCGAACTAAACAAAACGTCAAAATCCTTGGGTGTCAAGGGAGATTTCTTATCGTAAAGGTAACCCATCCTAGAGTTAAACACGAGAGGGGGTAATGGTAATTTTCCATCCTGAATATCGTCATATACCTGACATATCTGTTCTCTTGTCAGTTTAATAGATTCCCCAGTATTCATCTTAATGAGTTTTCTGAGGTCGGCTATTTCTGCGTCTGGATCACACGCATCCATTTTATATTAAACTGACAAAAAAGTTTTGTCTATGATGAGTTATTTCACTCCATAGAAAGGAGTTGATTTATGAGATTCTTCTTTTCCTTCGCCGGTATCAACTGTTTGACTATAGTGTTTTTGATATTCGTCTTCAAGTCGTCTATATTCACCCGCTTCGTCTTGAGTCTCTTTACGAGTTCATTTTTCATTTCTTTCTTTATTGGTAATTTAGGTAACAATACCGCCATACGTTTTTTAGTCTTGGCAAATTGTTTATCCTTGGCACTCGAAATCGTGGTGATTTTCTGTATGGTATTTTTACCATCCATGTAACTCTTGAGGTACTCGTCTATCCTCTTTTGGGGTAGATTGGGGAGGCTGTATAGATGCTTTTCCAATCTTGGTTTAAGAAGCTGGCGATCCTTTCTATTCTTATTCTCCTTGAATGCCTTTGCCGCCTTCACCCGCTTGACCTGTTCTTCACGCCTCCTCGCAGCGTTACGTACGTTCCTCTTACGGGCCTTAGCTTCCCTCATTTCGGTCACGATAATATTCGTCTTTTTTCGGTTGACCATGGCCTGCGCTTTTCGTTTGAGAGCCGAAATATTCTTGGTATTGTCACCGACATCACCTTCCAGTCTATTCTTCTGTTCCTTTGTCAAGTTGAGAGTGTTGAGGAAGGCTCGAAGCTCAGTCTTGAGTCGTCCACGTATAGACCTCTTGTTCTTGAGTGCCTTTTCGGCTTCTTGTATCTTACGCTTAACCGCATCTACATTCGTGTTCGGTTGGACACTGTTGACGAAGGTTCGCTTCATGGTCGCCGTGATGTTCGCGTTATTCGCAAAGTTCCTGACATTCGACCGTTTCTTCTCGAGAGCCTCGGCGTTGAGTTCACCCCGTATCTTTTCCGCTTGTTTCCGTAAATTTTGAGCCTTTTCAGGTGTGAGTGAATTGTTAATTTTATTTAAAATGGGTGTATTTTTGTTACCCAGTTGTAACGAAACGATGTACTGCTTCGTCTCTTTTTGGAGTGTATCCTGGTTTCTGGACTTAGCATCGATTTCCTTAGCCCGTGATATTAATCTGTTGACACTCCCGGGGTTGTTTCGGAATGCCTTTAAAATATTGGTCCGTACAGCATTTGTTATCATCAGGGGTTTCATGCTCTCGACGAGTCTCTCACGATTTCTCTGCTTCCTAAGATCGGTCGCGTTTAATTTAGAAATGGTGAGACTCTTATCCGGAGTCCTGTCGAAGGTGTTGAGAATCTTTTTGACGTTCGTCTCGGAAAGGTTCAGTGATTTGAGATGTCTGGATAACTGGGTACGTTCGTTCGCACGCTTTTCTCTCTTTCGCATAGACTTGAGATTGCGAGCTTTCGTTTCGAAAAGTACCACACTACCCGGTTTAGCGTTAAAGTTGGCTAAGATGCTCTTCTTGTCAGCCTCGTTGAGGTCTAAGGGTTGAAGTATTTTTTCAATCTTATTTCGGTTAGCCGCAATCTTCTCGCGTACGCGTTGATCCTTGAGTTTTCGAGCCTTGTTTTCAATTCCAGTCAAGGTCTTCACCTCGTCAAAGTCCTTGAGTATAGACTTTCGGTCTTCGACGTTCATGTTCAACTCTTTATCGAGGAACGTGTAGAGGCTGGCCCTCTCCGCCTTGTACTTTTCATCTGCCCGTTTCTCCTTTAGTTCAGCTACCCGTTTCAACATCTTATTGATGGGTATGTTTTGAGTGGTAAACTTCTGTAAAATCATGGTCTGGTTTTGGACAGACATGGGCTGTATGGCCTTTTGGAGTTTCATCATGTCTATATTTTTCTTTCGACTGATGGCATTCATGAGTCTTTCTCGAACCTGTTCAGCTTCTTTAACTGTAGTGACCTTTCCGAGGTTGAGGTTAAATTTCAAACCACTTTGGAGTGTCATGTTAGAGATTTCACGGCGAATGATATCTACATATCCACGTGTAATGTTTTCATCCAATCGTTTGATGTCGTTGCCATTCTTGATATTTTTGATTCGCTGATTACGTTTTTCATCCGCGGGTAAAGCCTTGGCGCGATTGGTTAAACGTTTTCGTTCGTCGTTGAGAAGTTTAATTTTTTCAGCCTTTTCCCAGTATTGAGGCATATCATCCGGATACTTATCGTAACTGTTGATGAGCTTCTTCACTCTCTCATTTGTCGCGTTGAGACCAAGGTTATTTAAGATGTACCGTCTGAAGTGGATATTTTGATTCTTTTTCATATTTTCTTCTTCGCGTTTTAACTGATTTTCCATTTCTTTGAGTCTCTGTTCGTTCACAGCATTGGAAAGGTTCTTTTGTTCGAGAGCTGCCTTATTGGAGGCTTCCTTGTTGAGTTTGGCTTTTATCTTAATGTTTTTCTGTGCGTTTCTCGTGTTACGAAGATTTGAGATGATAGTTTTCATCGAGTTGAGAGTACCCATACCCGTGTCAAACCCTTTCATCATTTTCATCTTATTCACTCGACTGAGACCCTGCTTGTTGATGTAATTTTCCAAAGCCTTTCTATCGGCAGACCTGGGTGCATTTTTGGTCTTGATATGAGCGGCGGTGGCCGATTTAATCAAGGGTTCGAAGTTGACGAAATACGCATCGAGGGCGAGGGCAATTCGGTCACGTTCCGCTTGATTTAGGGTTAATGCACCCACATAGTTGGCAAAGTTGACGTCGTTCCGAATTCCAGCCTCAGCTTTACGAAGATTTTCGATCTTCTTCGCTTCATTCAACAGTACCGGAGATTCCATGTATGTCGTCACATACTTGTTGATGATATAGTCGATATTAGATGGATCTATTTTGAGTTTTTTTAGACTGTTTACTAATCCAGGTAAATTTTTGTCCCTGTACTCTCTGTACAGTTTCATGTAGTACCGATTCGCGTCCTTCTTGATGACGTTGACAGGTTTATTATAGGTTGTGTATTGGTTTATGAAATACTGGTGATCCTTTGGTTCGATTCCCAGTTCATTCAAGTACTCGATAATTTCGTTCATGTCCAACTGGTGACTAACCATATTCTGTTCCTCGACCATGGCGTTTCGCTCGAGTTTTTTCTTCTCGGTCATGAGGGTCTTTTCTTTTTGGTACATCGCTTCTTGATTTCTCAAAATTCGTTCCTTTTCTCGCATAGCCTCTTCCCTACGACGCTTGGTTTCTCGGTTCGTTTCTTTTTGTAACTGAACCTTCGAATTCTTGATCTGTGTGTTTATCGAGCCCTTCATTTGCCTCGTCAGATTTTTTACATCTTCCGCCGTGCTGACCGTGTTTATCTTAGAAACGAGGATCTGATTCATACCCGTGGACTTGGCGATTTGGCGTAACTTGTCTTTCGTACGCTTCTTCACTACATTTTTGGCGGCATTGAGCTTATTCAGATCGTTTATGGCCGACAGGTTATTCAAGATGTCTATGTTAGCCTGTAACGCAAAATTGGATAACGCCTTCTTGTTATTCTGTAGCTTCTTTTTGTATGCGTTCGAGATACGCTCGTTCACGATCTTGACGTTGTTCGCATTTTTAACGTTCGAAATGTTTAGCTCATACGAAATTCGCTTTGCGCGTTCCGCTAATCGGTTCTTGGCCACTTTGAGATTAAACTGTTTTCGAGTCACGGCGTTAATTTCCTTCTTTAAATTCTCGAGTGATACGTTCGTATTCTTGAAACGAGTGATAAAATCCGATTTGTCGAGGTTGAGATTTTTTACGTAGGCGAGTAATTCGTTAAGTTCTTTATCACGTTTCGTATTTTTGAGGGTTTTCTCCATCGTCACCACATTCTCGCGTAACTTGGGAATGTTAACATTCTTCAGGCGCATACGATTGATAAATACGGTCTGTTTGTTGGGTGGAAGGGTACTTTTTCTCACGAAGTTTATGAAACTTTCCTTATCCTGTTCGAGGATGGCGTTTGTCTCACGTTTCTTATTTTCACTCTTCTGGATACCCGCTTCTTCTATGCGTTTTTTGAGGGGAACTAAACGGTCCAAAAACCTGAGATTGCTGATGGCTCGTGAAAAATTAGAACCGACGTTTTGTTCGTTGGAAAATTTAGACAAGGCCACCTTACTCGCTTGTACTATGTCTAACTTAACCACGTTAAGAGCCTGCATGGTACTCGCACCGGATATGGCACCGGCGAACGAGTCATAAATTCCAATCTCTTTTGCCAAGTTGGTGAGCTTATCTTTCTCGTTTGAAAGTTCGGCCATCAAGCGCCTCTCACCCGCCTTTTCTATCGTATTCTTGAGTGCATCGGCCTTGTCACCCGTGTCGACAGCCTTGATTTGTTTCTCAAAGTTTTGAGCGACACCTAATTTTGTCGCAATCTCCGTGAGCTCCGCACGCTTACCGGCTATGCCTTTCAGGACCTTGACCTTTTTCAGCTTTTTGGCCTCTTCTATGAGATTCTTCACGGCAAATTTACCAGTTTTGAATTTATTCAAAATTTTAGACTGGTTTACCTGACTGATACCAAGGTTCTTGATAGATTCACGGAGTAGTTTCCTCTGTTTCGAGATGCGTTCGGAAGCCTTTTTCTTTTCGAGCTTCTTTGCATTCTCGACGAGGGTTCGTATGGTATTCTTTCCATCGTCAAACTTTTTGAGAAGAGCATTCTTATCGGTTTGATTGATCTGGATACCTTCGAGACTCTTGGTGAGTTTCGCACGACGAGTGCCTACGTCTTGTTTCTTACGGTACGCGGCAATTTTCTGTCCCCTCTCGTACAGTTCATCCAAATCCGATTTGTCGTTTACTGTATCTAGAAGTTGGTACAGGTCGTCGTAGTTAAGATTTACGTTCGCGAGACGGCGTTCGAGGTCGCGCCTCTTTTTTCCTATCTCTTCCGAACGTCGACCCTGGTGTAATGCCAAGGCTTCCCTATAAAGAGTTTGGGGATCTACTCTACCCTGTTGAACCCTCTGTTGGTAAGACTCGATTTCTGACTTACTAAGAAAAGGTAGTGCAGCCAGCCTTACTCTGAATGTATCCACATTCATTTATAATAGGCTGATAAAAAAGTATACCCCTTGTTGAATAACCGTATTTTTTCTTCATAATCCATACCAAAATCAAACACGTTCGTATCTTCTACATTGATTTCTACTATCTCTATTGGTGCGTCGTACGTGACACGGTTCGAAAGAGCCGATCGCACGAGCGTCTCTACAAACTGTTTCGGTGTTTCTATGTCATCTTGATACATTCGGTTCATTTTAATTTTTATGCACGTAATCTCGTGCGCCTTTTTATCATAAAACGGTGAAAGTGGAAATTCCTCTTTCATCCCTCCATCTACATACGTATTACCATTGTATTTGCCACATGCAAAAATAAACGGTACCGCCATACTCATACACACGGCGTCTATGACTTTCATGTCCGGATGGGTATCCTTTGAAAAATAGACTGTTTCGGATGTATTCATACAAAACGCCGATACGTATATCTTCATCTCCAACTCTTCAAATGTGGGATCCGATCCACAAATTTCAACCAATTTTTTACGTATAGGAGCCATGTCAACAAAACCAAATTTGTTAAAAAAGGAGCCTATACGTATCTTAACAAAATTGGGGATATTGAGTTCGAGTGAAGTTTCGAAAATTTCATCAATAGACATCCCAACTGCTAAAAATAGAGCCAATATGGCACCCGCGGAAGACCCTGATATCTCTTTAACCTCAGCGAGTTGTGTCTCTCGAGCCTTCAACGCTCCTATGAGAGAATATATACCCATGGAAGCTGGTCCCAGTACCAAGTACTTCATCCTCCTACTTAGTAGAATTGAGGAAATTGACGCCTTAAAAGCGCAAACACGAGCGCGAATACGATCGAGTGCACGAGAACGGCGTTCAGGCTGGTCTGACCGGAGCGGAGGACGCCGCCGGATCCAGGGGGGAGGGTGAGAAGAAGACCAGGGCTCAACGCGAGGAAGAGCGCGGTGCTGACGATGAGATCGTTCCTGGTGAGAACAAGACCCATAGCCCGGGCGATGAGGCTGTATACGAGGAAGAAGACGAGCGCGTGGAAGAAGATGGCCATCTGACTGGTTTTGCGGTTTCCGAAAGAAACCTTGGAGCCGTCGGTGGTCAGAACAACACCGGGGCTCAGTGCGAGAAAAAGAGCCGCAGGGATAGCCACTTTTTGAGCAGTAAGATTTGGGGGAAGCATTTAATATATACTCATAAAATTTTTAGCAAAGTCTACGAAGTGGTAAAATGTTGCACCACGCATCATGTACTCGTGAAGACCATTTTCGTTGATACAGCGCCTGAGATTTCTCCAAATGTGAGCGAGTCTCTCTTCGTACCACCCAGTTTCTTCTTGGTGTTCCCAAGTGACACGTTCCTGATAGGAATCGTGTTCCATAAAACAGAATTCCACGAAATCACAAAACTTCCCTGTGTGGTTGATATGGGCATCGTACATGAGCGTGTTAATCATGTCCCACATGTATCGCAATTCATCTGAGTATTCGACTTCCCAGTCTTCAATATTCAGAGGAGTGTCATCGATGAAATCATCGTCATCACTGGCATCGTGTTCGAATCCAGTGGACGCTTCGTATACGTATTGGCTCCAGACCATTGTTAATTACTTATCTTCTTTCTCGGGCTTATCTTTTATACCGGTTAACGAGAGTGAGGTTGACTCCTTCGTCTTGAGGTTATCCTTGATTGCGTTTAAAGCGCCTTCGACCTTGGCCTCGTCACCCGCGAAAAACACAAGTAGGCCATCCTTGATCGCATCCTTGTTCATACTGCCCTTTCTGACAGTTTTACGAATACTAATCTTCCCCTTCCTGAGGTTAATGGTATCAATACCCTGAGAAACCATGTGTGTCTTGACCGCCTCTTTGAGCCGCTTCTCTTCCTGGTTTAGGATTTTGATATCAGATTTCGCTTCAGAAAGTTGTTTTGTAAGTTCTACGAGCTTGGAGACGCTCTCAGAAAGTTCGTTAGAAACGGTAGTCATTATTAAACAGGTCTAGTGTCTAATCTTTAAGCGCACAAACCACGCTGCATGGTGTCGGGAACAATGGTAGAGTTGTTCCAAACGTAGGGGTCCTTGGGGTTAGGAGGATCAGCCCTGATCTGCTGGTTGGCGTTGCGGAGGGCGCCACCGACAGTCTCGGGGAAGCCAACCTGCTGACGGGGCTCGAGGAAGTTCTGCCCCTTGAGGATGTCCTCTGGGGCGAACTCACCAAAGTCCTCATCGGAAGCCACCTCGCGGGGGAGGAGGGAGGAGGCGAGTCCGGTACCCTTGTTCATGCCACAAGCAGTAGCGGGGGCAGCTGGGGCAGCGGCGGGGCCATTGGAGGGGGCCGCACCGAACGCCGAGTACTCACGCTCGACGATCGCGTAACCAGACTTGGAGTTCATGTTGAATAGAAGAAAAATGAGAACAGCGATGGCCACGAGCATCATGATGGTTTGCCTACGACCCTTGAACATCGACATCTTTTATATACTATTAACAAATTTTTTTATTCTTCTTGCTCATCGACAAATGCATACTGGTCTGGGTATACATCGAGAATTGGATCGGGGTGCACCTTGACCTGGACAACATTCCACGAAGAACCGAAAGCCTTCTTGGCGAACCAAAGCCCGGCAAATTCGAGAATGACATTGCACATTTTACCGGTCTGCACCGCCTCAAAGTCGACGACCTCCTGCTGTGCATCGAACACCTTGGTCGCCTCGATACGATCGCCTGTGAGCTGACCATTGACCACACTGGGGGTGTAGGCACCCTTGATGACCGTATCAGAGAGCTTCTTACCGAACCACGACTCACAATTCTCGTTCGCCGCCTCGAGGTTAGCCGCGTCGACATCCTCGATCTTCTTGAGGTTCGCCTCGGACGCGAGGTCAAAAACAACTTCGCCTGACACGTCAGCAACCTTCACGTTGTTGAGCTGAATGAGACACTTTCGCTTGGTGTCGTTGAGAGTCTTGACGAAATAAAGGCCATCTTCACCCTTAGCAGGAGCGTTGTAAATCATTTATGTTTATGTTGTGTCTTATTTCTTTAACCCAACAAAGGGTATGGCAGCCGATTTATTTAACACGTTCTTATCTACCCACATGTTTCGCCTGGGTTTGAACCCGTATAAAGTGTTCGAGACGTTGAAATTCTTTGGTAAATTTTTAGAATTCTTTGGTCTGAGATTAAACTCATTCTTAACGTAGGAGTTATTCGTAACATTCTTCCACGTCTGCGAACCGAGGTTGAAACGTTTGTTACCACTCGACTTTTCGTATCCGTTCACCTTGGTGTTTTTGACCGCACTCTTGAAACCATAGACCATTTGTTTAGAAAGTCGATCGTCTGAAGGTTTCGTCGTAAAATTCTTGTATTTATAAGGGTCGATGCGTTTAGCCTGGTTCATGGAAACGCGTGCATTTTTCTTTGTGGCCGGGGCACCTTTTCGAATAATCTTGCCACGTACACGTTTGAACACATCTTCCATGGAATCGGTCATCTTGATGCGTTTATCGAAGAGGCGGGCTAACCTCACGAGTCTCTGGCGATCTTTTTCCTTCTTCTCCGGACGAAGTTTAAGTTTCTGCATGAGATAGATATCTTCTATCAAAAATTCCTTACTCGCGATGTATACCTTGTTATTCGTCACGAGTTTACCGGTGTCCAAATTACGATACGTGATACCCCGACGCCTAGAAAGAACGACCTCGTAGCCAAACTCCTTTGGGCGCATAAAGGGTATATCGAGAATGCCACCGATGTTGAAATTTTC